GAAAAGGTAAAAAAGAAATCTATTCAACCGACACTATTTTAAAGAGAAAAAGCAGACTTACTAGTCTGCTTATATAATAGATTTTATGAATATTCCGATGGGGGGATTCGAACCCCCGTCTTCTCTGTGGAGATGTTTTATCCTCTAAACTACAAAGGGCAGACACTCTGTTTCAAGATCCACAGCTCCTTACTAAAGAGGGATACGGGCAGAACCCATAGTTAATTCAGGCGTTTTGATACCCCTACATGAACTAACGGGTGCAAATATACATATTTTTAATTATATAACAAAAAAAATGAAAGCAATAACCATAAAACAACCGTGGGCATCCCTGATAGTCCACGGTATCAAAGATATCGAAAACCGAACTTGGCCCTGCCCTGATAAATATATTGGGCAGAGGGTACTGATTCATGCAAGCTTAAAGCCTGACAGAGAACCTTACATGATATTCAATGATGTTCAAGCTGATGCGATAGATAATTGTATTATGGATGTGTGTGGGTATTATAAACAGACTGGCTCCATCATTGGCAGTGTGGAGATTGTAGACTGCGTAGTAAATCATCTTTCTATCTGGGCAGATAAAACAGAAAATTACAGTACTGGCATGAAACCCAAACTTCATGAAGCCATTACCGGAAAGAAGGTGATTTATAACTGGGTACTAGCTAACCCTATTCTCTACGAAAATCCAATTAAGGACGTGAAAGGCAAATTATCCTTTTGGGATTATCCCGGTATCAAAGAGGTAAAGATAGAATGTCCGGAATGTGGCAGTATAGAAATAGCTGTTGAGGACTATACAACGGCACCATTCCCAACTTATTTGCATAGGTGTAATAAGTGTGAACATGTGATTATAGAAAGTGAGTGGAAGGAGGTAAAACTATGAGAGATTTTTATGAACTGATAAACCAATATCCATGGACTACTATTTTTCTTGCTATTTTCATTTATGAAGTGATTAAATGTGTGATGTCTAATTTGAAAAAGAAATAGCCATGAGCAAACTATACAAAGTAACTATTTTCGGGGAATCATTCCTAATCGGGTGGTTCCCTTTCTCTTCACGCTGGTATAACAAGCTAAAGATAATCAAATGATAGTACGTCATTTTATAAAAGTTCCGGTCCAAGAGTAGCACTTAGTACTATTTCCGACAACCATGCAGATGTCGTGTTTCTGTATCAGAATTATGGGGATTTCAGCGGGGATATAGAGTATCTTTATACCGAAATCGTAAATCGGTTAAGAATCAAAGGGCTAATCAATTAATGAGCCGGGGCTTAGTGCTCCGGCTTAATTTTTGTTTGGATTTGTTTTGCGATGGATTGCGTATCAGTTATTAAGGATTTAAGTTCTTCATTAGTTATATTGATATAACCTCCATCTTTTTTTCTACCATTTCTATGTGCTAATAAATTCCTATAATAGAAGTGTTTTTTCATTTTCCCATTTGTGTCGATTATAGAAACTTTAAATAATTCTTTGAGTATATCTTTTATAGTATCAATATTACTATAAGATGTCCTCATTACATATTCTATGACCTTTTGCTCCCATTGGGCAACAAGATTGTCTTCTTTTAATTTAGTCATTTCATCTTTTTTCTTGCATGGAGGAATTGAATTGAAAAAATTATTGAAACTTTCTTCGTCTTGGATTATTTTGGTTAAAATAATGTCACAAATAAATGTATCTAATGATGTAATGATATTAATATATGACAATTTATTGATGATATTTTGTTTTTGTTCGTCCAATCCTTTGATGTTAATTACACTTTGGATTTCATCAATTCTTTGCTTAAAATCATTATATGATCCGATAAAGTCTTTTTGGAAAAAATAAGCAAATGTATGTTGTGTTGTAAAGAATGTTTTTGCGTAATATTCATTAAAAATAGATTGGGGATGCTCATTGCTAATTTCAAGGTAAGGCTCTCCTGTTTCAGTTATAGTATTGGGTTCTATAATTTCAGAATTTTCAGGAGGGAGATCGTATGATGCCCCTGCATTCTTATATGCAAAAAATGGAGTCGTTATTAAGATTCCTCCATTGACATAAATCCTTTTTCCCATATGTTTTATTCTCCTTTCTTTATTTATAGTATTCTTTCCCTCGTATATTCTTATGTTCCGGCATACGTGGTTCTCCGTCAAAATGGATTTTACCTCCACAATGAGGGCAGATGATAGTGTCTGAATCATTCCTAAATAAGTCAGGAATTTCCACCTCTAAAGCGTCAGCTATATCAGCAAGCCTATCAACGCTGAATTTATTTCTTGCTATAGCTTGCGAAAAAGATACAGGCTGTATTCCCAATTTATCAGCCAATTGAGCTTGTGTAATGCCTCTCTCTTTACACAACTCTTTAATTCTTAATTCTGTATTTGCCATAAATTATGATTTTTGATGCAAAGATATATAATATAGTATATATGCGAAAGAAAAGTTTGATAATTATTTGTTTTAGCTATATTTTATATGAATGAATATAAATTTAGTGTCTATGCTATATAAAATGTATTAAATATAGTATATATACATAATTTGCATTTGCTTATTTCGTATATATACTATACCTTTGCATCATCAGAAACGAAGTAATAACAATTAAAACATATAAGATATGAAAGCAACAGAATTTAAGAAAGGTCACTCAGTAGTCGTAACTACTAAAAATGGTAAGGTAGAAGGTACTATTTCAGGTGTTGATATGAATGTTTGCACTTTTGAAGTTGAATACTCTGTGGATTACCTAAAAGAGGGCAAAACATGGACTATGATTTGTGTGCCTGCAAGAGCGATAGAATTAGCATAAGTTTAATCAGCAGGGCGAAAGCCCTGCGCAATATAGAAGAATATGAAAGAAAATATATTTTTAAAAGCAGTTATAGAAAAACCGTTATTGAATAATGAACCAGAAGTTTTACACCTTTTCGTTCAAATTATCAATGAAATAACTTCTTGTATGTCAGAAGACGAGTTAAGAGGCTGTATGAACTCTTTAATAGTAAGATACCCTTATTTTAAACTGTTTTTCGATTATGGTTTCGGACATAATCATATGTGGGTGAAAGCATCAGGTTCTTTAGAAAGATTGATATTGGTTGAGTTCTAATCCGGTAGCCTTATGGCTACCACAATATACACGATTATGAAAGCAGATTTAGTTTTAGTTATCAGCCCTGAAGCCCCACTGATGAAGCAACTGGGCAAGGTATTGGGTAAGATGGTAACCCCTTATGACTTCTCTACTATAGAGAGGGGGGAAAAGTACATCACCATACAGCATGATGAAACTGGGCTTGTAGTGGCTTATACGAGTGAAGAAAGATTGAATGTGAAAATGAATTAAGAATGAAGAATGTATTAGAATCTTTGAAAGAAAGTGTCAAGAGTGGCAAAATCACAATCAGAGAGGCAGCTATAAAGCTGCATAAAGCAGGGTGGACGAGTTTTGTAGACATGGATAAAACGAAACAATTACTTGAATTATGAACTCAATAAATGTAAACGGTTGCAGCGTATGCCAGCCCGGCAAAGAGAATTACACTACCTACACAACGAAGTTAGGCAGAAAGAGAGTGAGAATGTACCAGTACGACTACCGTACTGAAAGTGGTGAACTCTTTGCTTGTTGTGCGCCTACCTTAGAGGCGTGTAGAGAAAGACGGGACAAATGGTTGGACGCTAAAAATAAATCAGTATGTTGACAATAGAAATACCAAAATCAAATAGAAGAAAATCCGAGGAAGACGCACTTGCATCTTTCATCCTCTCGGAAATCAAAGAGAAAGGTGAATGTGTTTACTTTCATTATGGCGTAGGATGGGGAAATAACTGGCCTCATTGTTGGGCAAAAAATACTGGAAGTGACGCTAAAGACAGACACCAAATTTCGGAGTTGGCGCACGATAATGTCATAAGAGCATTTATAGACAAGGGCTATTCTGTCGAGTATAGAAGTGAAATAGCCGCCGGAAGATATGTGATTATCAGAGGATAGCTACAATGGTAATGAAAACGAAAACAAGTAAAGTCACGTTTCTACTCCGTTCCAAAAATCTGCAAAAAGCATTATCTATCTTTCCCACTTTTCATATTAACGTTCATCAAAGAAGAATGCAAGACTTTACAGGTTACCAGTGAAATACTTTCCTGTAATTCTTTATCTTACCAGCAATTCGGCATTGATATCAACAAAGGAATTATAACACACATAACAAAGTATTGACAAGCCGTGTCAGTACTTTGTTTTCCTCATTTTTCCCCTTAGCTCCCTTATTAAGTACCTTCGTTTCTGTAACGCAAAAAAAGCAATTATGGAAATTATTTACAGAAAACTAGAGGAACTGAAGAAACTGGAAAACAATCCAAGAACTATTTCGGATGAACAGCTGGACAAACTTAAAGAGTCAATCCGAAACAATCCGGATTATTTCGAAGCCCGACCGATCATCCTGTCAGACCGTACTGGCGAATTGATCATTATAGCCGGAAACCAAAGGTATGATGCCTGTATATCGCTAGGTATGCAACAAGTACCGACCGTTCTTATTCCCAACCTGACCGAGGAAAGGGAACGTGAGCTAATCATCCGTGATAACGTTAACAACGGACAATGGGACATAACCAAGTTGTTTGACTGGGATTGTAACGAGTTGCTTAATTGGGGTATGGAAGGCATCAGCTTTCCTGATCCGACAGATTTTTCAGAAGATATAGAAGACAGTCATAATGTACTCAAGAACGCAAACTATGAAGCCGGAGCTCATATCAAATATTTAGTATTTGAGGGGTATAAGATTCCAGTCAGTGAAAGCGAACTGGAAGCACTGAAAGCACGGGCTTCTGAATATTTGGATGAGAACGGTGTAATGGTTGGTTTTGTTAATAATCTACTTGGCTTATGATGGAATACATAGACATATCAATATTGAACCCGGCAGAATATAACCCACGCCTGCTCACTAATGAAGCACAAGAAGATTTAAAAAAATCCATCAAGGAATTAGGCATTATCAAACCGATCATCATACGTCAATCGGATAAACGTATCATGGCAGGACACCAACGTACAAAGACAATGAAGCTGCTTGGGTATACCCATGTTCCAGCCTTTATTCTTGATGGTGTAAACTCCACCGATGAAGTAAGGTTCAACCAACTTCACAACTATGCGGAATGTGAGTTGTCGGAAATCCAACCAGAAATCAATGTAAGTCTTCCTAAAGGAACAGAAGGATTTTATACTGTATCCAACAAAGATATCTCCATTCTTTCCAAAGGAGGAAACAACTCACGTGTTGTTGACCTTACGAAAATGATTCTCCGTTACGGCCAGTTTGCAAATGCCGTATGTGACCATACCGGGAAAGTGATCATCTCAACAGTATATGCCAAAACGGTAAAACTATTAGGTATGGACCTACTTGTATATGTCCTTCCAGAAGGGAAAGAAGAAATCGCGCTCAAATACTTCTCTAAGGAATATGGAGTGTTCGAGTATTCCCATCTGGAACGAAAGACCTATATACAGTCTTTTGCCCAAAAGGCACGGCTACGGCAAAAGAACGGGGTTCCAAGCAAGCGTAGCCATTCAACGTTGTATGAAACGCAGGTTATACCATACATCACCAAGGATATGCGCATACTCGATTTCGGTGCCGGACAAAAGGATTACGCAACCATACTGAAGAAAAAAGGCTATCTCATTGACGCCATTGAATTCTTCCACCGCAAAGATGGAGCGGACATCATTGATGAAAAGGAAATCAGGCAAGACTGTGCTTCCATATGCAAGACCTTGTCGGACTACGGGCTGTACGATGTGGTTGTGTGCGATAGCGTGTTAAACTCTGTGAACTCAGAAGAGGATGAAAAGAATGTCTTACTTTCGTTATCAGCATTATGCAAGCCCGGAGGAATGATATTCTGGTCTGGCATTCCGCTGCTGTTCGCCCAGAAATCATCTGAACGCAAGGAAACACACGACCATCGTTCTAAAGCCGTATTTCTTGACGCAAAGAACTTCACAGCCAACTTCCGTTTTGGTGAATGGTACTTCCAGCATTATCATTCCACAGCTGACATCGTCAGATTAAACACAGCTTACATCGGAAAGGATTTTAACATATTCGATAAAGGAATGAAGATAAGCCCAGAAAAAGAGTTAAGAGGTTCGTCATTTCAAATAGCATCAACCAACGGAAGGAGCGCAAGTAAGAGTGATTATCTGAAAGCGTTGCAATATGAATTCACACTTCATCTTCCCAATAATCGCAAATGGGATCTGGACAAAGAAATTATACCAATCTTTAAAACACTATAAACAATGGCAGCACCTAAAGGAAATCAGTTTTGGATGTTACGCAGCAAGCATGGCAGGGATAAACTCTTCGCCACGCCTGAAGCGTTATGGGAGGCGGCGTGCGAATATTTCCAATGGTGTGATGAAAACCCATGGACAACAAGAAAGGCTATACAACGTACCATGCCTGTTAGACGCAAAAAAGGTAAAAGAACAGAAACTGTTAATGAACAGCAAACACAACAAGAAGTTTCACCTACACAGCGCCCCTACTCTCTCACCGGATTATGTATCTATCTAGGTACTTCATCACGTTGGTGGAGTAGCTTCAGAAGTGAATGCATGAAAAAAAATGATGAAGATTTTTTGCACGTCATCGCGCGGGTGGAAGAAACCATCGAGACTCAACAATTTGAAGGAGCCTGTGTTGGCGCTTTCAATGCAAACATTATAGCCCGAAAGCTAGGGTTGTCCGACAAACAGGAAGTGGATCATACAACACAAGGCAAACCCTTCAACGGATTTGACTTTCTTCCCTATACTCCCGAAGCTGACAAATTGAAGTGATATGGAGCAAAAGGTTAACTTAAAACAGCGATTGGCATACAATTTTCTTCGTGACAGCAAAACGAAATTTTTATTGTATGGTGGTGCCGGAGGTGGTGGTAAATCATGGCTAGGCTGTGAATGGCTGATGCAATGTGCCTACTATCTTCCCGGTACTCGCTGGTTTGTTGGCCGAAATAATTTGAAGGATAGCCGTGAGTCCGTTACCGTGACCTTCAATAAGGTAGCATCTTCTCACAGCTTCACGGCATACAAGACAACAAATGAAGGGATAGCCTTCGACAACGGAAGTGAAATCGTTTATATTGACTTGACGTATTATCCGGTGAAAGATCCGATGTATGAACGATTGGGGTCTAAGGAATATACAGGAGGATGGATAGAGGAAGCTGGTGAAGTGCACTACCTTGCCTTCGAAGTCTTGAAAACCCGTATCGGCCGCCACATGAACGATGTATATCATGTACCCGGAAAGATACTTATCACCTGCAACCCAAAGAAAAACTGGCTATACCGTGAATTCTACAAGCCCTGGAAAGAAGACAAATTACAAGCTCCTTATGCTTTTATCCAAGCTTTGGTGCAGGATAATCCTTGGGCAACAGAAGACTACATCGAAAGTCTTCGGAACACAAAAGACCGGGTAACAAAGGAACGCCTATATTTCGGCAATTGGGAGTATGATAATGACCCGACTGCCCTGTGTAACTACGACGCTATCTGTGACTTGTTCACGAATGAGTTCATTGCTCCTGCAGGTGAATCTACCGGTTCTGCAGACCTTGCAATGAAGGGACGAGACAGATTTATCGCCGGTCATTGGAAAGGGAATGTGTGTTTTATCAAACTGGATCAGGAATACAGTACTGGAAAATCCATTGAAACAGACCTGAAGCGGATGATGATAGAATGCTCTATTCCTCGTAGTAAGATGATTGCGGACTCTGACGGATTGGGGAACTATCTTGAAAGCTATCTGAACGGTATCAAGGAGTTTCATGGAGGAGCACGACCTATTAATCCTGAATTTGACAATTTGAAATCAGAGTGTGCCTTCAAACTGGCTGAGATGATTAACAATCGATTGCTTCGTATCGTATGCACGGAAGCACAGCGGGAACGGATCATTGAAGAATTGTCAGTTCTCAAACAAGCACATATTGATGCAGACACACGGAAGAAAGGAATAATCAGCAAAGAAAAAATGAAAGAAATATTAGGTCATTCCACAGATTACCTTGATATGCTGATAATGGCAATGATATTCCGCATCAAACCAACACCCAAACGACCAAAAGCAAAAATAGGAAAGATATGACAGTAAAAGAATTTTTGACAATAAGCAGCATTGCCATCGAACCTGAGGTTATCAGGACCAAGTTGGATGAACTGAGAAAACCTTATCAACTAGGGCAGTATAAGACACCAAATACCCTAAACGACATAAATATGGGAGAACTGATGCAACTGCAATCCATCGAAACAGAACACGATATCTTGTTCGTTCCCTGTACTGTACTGATGGGGCTGAGTAAACGTTATATATCCCAACTTCCAGCTAGCGATGTACTGGGATTCGTACAATGGGTGGCCAAAGAAGTTGAACGAATAAATAAACTATTCGCGTCGACTAATGTACCACCCACACCCGAAGAGAAGCAAGCAGGATCCGAATTGCTAAATTTTGGACCTTTCGGCATGATTGATTACTATGCGCAGCGCATGGGTATCACTGATCATGCAGAAGTAGACAGCGTGCCATGGGTCAGAGTATATAAATGTCTTGACATGGACGCCAAAAGAGTAAGATTCGAACGTAGATTAAGAAACATATTAAGTAAGAAGAAATGACGGTAGAGCAAAAAATTAAAAAGATAGTAGACTCCATGGAGGGTGTAAGTTACCTTTTTGACAACTGGCAAACAGCCAATATAAGACTGGACAAGATTAAATTGCCGGCAGTGCTTAATCTCCTTCCTGTAAGCGGAACTTTTAATCTAGGCAGACAGCAGTTAAGAGACTGCCCTAACTGTATGATGGCCTTCATGGATAAAACCAAGTTCGATTTTGATGGCACAGAAAATGATGCAGTGATAGAAGGATGCAAGAATAAAGCCAAAGAATTCATATTGCTATTGAACAGGAGTGGGATGTTCAAAGAAATATCAGGAGATATCCCTTATTCTGTTTTCTATGACAAGCTGGATGTTAATGTAACCGGAATAGTTATCCAACTTAAGTTAGAAGAGATAATGGGTACTGTTATTTGCAACAAGAGCGTGAAAGAGATTGTATATGGCAGCAGAAACTAAAGCCGGAACCCTAAGGATAATAGGTGAAGAGCTGGAAGCGTTACGCAAGCGAATTATAGCCAACCATGAAGCAGCCGGACAAGTAGCCAGTGGAAGGACAAAGGGCAGTCTGAAAGTAGAAATGTCGGAGGACGGAGGCGTTTTGTGGGGCAGGCAGGCATTCGCGGTACTAGAAACCGGACGTGGGCCAGGGAAAGTTCCGAAAGGATTTTACAAGATTATCCGCCAATGGGTGGAAGATAAGGGTATACAAGTAAAGAAGCCCGATTCCTTCGCCTACCTTGTCGCTAGAAAGATAGCCAAGGAAGGAACGGAACTATACCGAAACAGAAAACATGAGGAAATCTATTCCCGTGATCTAGAAAATACCGTGGACAATATAGCTAGCAGGGTATCGGCTATATATGAAACAGAAGTTGAACATATAAATCTGAATTTCGACAATGAGAACACATACGATAGATAATACAACAATTGAATATCCTGACCAAATAGGATTCTGCTTTAATCCTGTGATAATAAATATCCTTGGCGGAAACTATCAATCTGTTACTGCAACGGTAACGGACACCACCACAGCCACATCAGACAGAGAGAACAGAGCGACGTTCGGTGGTTCCTGCTTCTTTGACCTATCATTCTATACGCAGAGCTATTTTGACGAATACAGAGAAGTCGATTACAAGTCAACTCACGCCGAAGATAGTAAGTTAGGACGTCTGTTTAGCATAGAGCTTGATATGTATAACGAATCAGGAACACTTGAAAACAGCTTCCAGTTCAACGTATTCATATTGTGGGGAGCCAGTAAGGTTGGAGAGCAGTATAATGGAAGCCGAGTGCTGACATGGTTCAAAAACTACCCATTCTCTGTAGGCTTATACTCTGCAACATCAGGGAATGTAAAAGTAACTATAGATGGTTCCGAAAGCTCCCCTATCGCATTATCAGGACAAAATGCATGGAATATCATTCTTGCTGGAATAGATGCTTCAGACAGGGTGGAATTTTATCTACCTGGAAGTAATACGGCAGCATCTGTTTTTGACCACACCTTTGATTTCACCTTCCGAGGGCTGCTCAATATGGCCACAAAGATCACTTGTAAGGTTGACAATTCAGACTGTGGAATATACTTGAGATGGATCAACCGCCATGGAATGTGGTGTTACTGGCTATTCATGCAAGGAAACGAGACTTCGCAGGTATCCAATGACGGAGAGTTCATCAGAAACAATATGCAGGATTACAGTTACAAGAACGGATACCATGGAGGTAGCGGACGAAAGCAAAGGAAAATGGAAGAAACGACACTTCCCGTATGCGCTCCATTAATAGACAGCATAACTTATGACTTCCTTTACCAAATGGCCACATCTCCTGTTGTTGATATGTTCATGGGCTATGATGATAACGGTAACGCCAGATGGATGGCCGTAAATGTGTCTGTGGGAAATTTCGTCAAACAGCGGGTATCACTGCAAGACTTTGAAGCGAACATTATATTACCTGAAACTAACGTGCAGAGCTTATGACAGAACAACTACTATTCATAGATAACAAAGCAATGGATATTAATGAAAGTACCAATATCACATTGAATTTTAGAAGTAATATTTTTAGCGATGTAAGCAAGATCACAAGCAACAACACATACTCCATCAAGCTACCTTTGACAGTCAACAACTGTCATGTGATTAATTATGCGCATCTCCCATCCCATTCAGCACAATATGCTCGTATCAACCACAAAGGACGCTATTTGCGCAATGGGATTGAAATCATACCGGACGCCAGCGTCATTCTTATAGAAATATCCGAAACCATAGATATAGCCATGACATGGGGCAATGTTTCTAAATTTGCAGAAATTGTAAATGACAACAAGACATTGCAGGATTTATCGTACGGCAGGACAGAAAACGAAGATTACATCATTTGGAAGAAAGGAGACAATTCGCCCCGAATACCTAAAATTGATTATGGCTTTAAAAATGATGAGCCGGCTGCCTGGTATCACCCTGTGGTTACAGCTATGTGGGTTTTGAACAAAATAGAAGCTGATGCCGATATCACCTTTAAATTCCAAGAACAACACTACGAACTGTTGAAAACTTTAGTTATTCCATTGCTTTCAAGAAATAGCGCACCAAAAGAAATCGAAGCTCGCACTACAACTTTAACAAATGACGGAATATCTCCATATAATATTCCAGGAGGATGGATTCTCAAAATATTCCAATTTGTGGAAAGTGGATCTGACTATTATGTGGCTATAACAAAAGATTCGTCAGGCAAGGTAATCGGATTCAAGCCGCAGAAAGAGAACGTACCCCTTAGAATTATTGGAACTATCAATATAATAGTCAATACTAGCCAGGAACCACAAAGTTCAGGTGAATATGGTGTTTCTTTCGATATACGGAACAAAGAATCCATAACCAGCAAGTTGAAATTCAGGTGTAATCCGAGTATATCTTTATTACAAGAAAATCAATACAGGTATTCTTTCGCTATAGATGGGGAGTTTAATCCAGGAGATACAGAGGAACTCAGCGCTATACTGTACGATCCTTATGCAGAATTGGGGAATTATACAATAGAAGAAGGAAGCTATGTCAAAAT